TCTATCCTCCTTTACAATGCTATAGCCATCGCTGTAGCGAAGCCTTTAGTGGCTGAGTCTGCCGATGCGTATGTCTTTATATCGGATGCAGGGATTTGCTTTGTTGTTGTGCCATCAATTATTATTATCGCATCTGAATCTGCTACCGTAATAGATGATGTCGATTTAGCGGAACCATCAAGCAAGTTTAACTCTGCTGCTGTGGAATCAACCGCAGCAAGTTTAGTAAAATCAGCCTGTACTAATCCTGATACCCCATCTAATAGGTTTAACTCCTCTGGTGTTGATGTAATCTGTGTTGTGCTCGCTGCTGCTAACACAGGCAATGTACCTGATTGATTTGGCAGACTAATTGTTCTGTCTCCTGTAGGATCAACGGTTGTGAGTGTTGTCTCATGTTCGTTAGCTGTAGAACCCTCAAACACTAACGTATTCTGAACATTTATGGTTGTACTATCAACAGTTGTGGTTGTGCCACTAACGGTAAGATTACCGGTTACAGTAAGATTGTCATTCACAGTTGTTTCTGAGGTGCTGTGACCTATAGATATGGCAGTTCCAGATATTCCCGTTCCTATCGCTACAGACTCACTGCTATTGGCTGTGTCAACAACTAAGTAATTATCTGACCCTTGCTTAATTGTGAAGGATGTGGCTGAGTTGTCGGATACCGCTACATTTATATCTGTTCCGTCTGCACTAATATTATTGTCACCAAAACTTACGTTATCGCCAAAGGTTTTGTTTGTAAGCGTAGCCGTTGAGGATGTTGACACTAAGCGAGCATTGCCGCCTGTACTGGGTAGAGTTAGAGTGTTTGACGCACTCTCTGAATGAGGGGCTGCATTTACTATCTGACCATGACTGTTATTCTCACAGTTAAACTGTATTGCTCCCTGATTGTCATTACCTTTGACTGTAACGTGTCCTGTTCCATTTGGAGCTAACTCTAAATCTGCATTTGAGGTGGTAACAATATCGTTGCCGTTTAAATCTAAATTACCTCCTAACTGAGGGCTCGTATCGTTTACTACATCAACACCTGTAAGACTTGCACCACTACCACTAAAAGCCGTGGCGGTTACTGTGCCTCCTATGGCAACATTGTTACTACCGTCCTCAACAACAATCTTACTTGCAGGCACTGTGATAAACACATCTTTTGTTCCTGCACTAAAATCTACAAGATTATTACTGTTTGAGCTTGCTATCACGGAGCGTGCCAGTGTCGTGCCAGAGGATGTAAAGGTCCCTAAGCCAACCTCAAAAGCATTATTGGTGCTATCTACAATAGCATAATAGGTTGTATCAGAATTAGATAAATTAGCAGTAAATGTTTCAAAATTAGCAACAGCACCTGCTAAGGTGATTGTGCCTGTGCCTGTTGTCGTTGTTGTTTCACGAACTCTATCTGCTATTACAAATGCCATTACGCTATCCTTATAATTGCGTTACTTGCGTCAGCCGCCGGAAACACAACGGTAAAATCTCCTGACGACGCTGATTTATCAGAGCCAAAATCTAATACACACACCGCCGGATCACCCGAAGCACTATCATTAAATATCAAGGCTCCCCTTGCAGTAAGCGTTACATTGCTAAAAGTTTCGTCGGTAAAATCTGTTAACGCGGTAGTGCTTGACGCCGTAGGCGTTACGTTTGTGAGAGCTTGTCCTTTAGCTGTATAATTTGTACCCGACACTTCATTACTTGTCGTGTAGGCTGTGGTTCCTGCCCCTAAACTAGCACTCGAGGTATACAAAGCTATGTTAAACGTATTACCCGAACTATTTGTAAAATTGTGAACACCTTGTAGAAGCTCTACCTTAAATGATGTGCACATTGCCTGTGATATCGCCATTATAATCTCCTTATCATTTCTGCAAGCTTTTCGTGTCCTGCATTTTTTATTGCGTTGCAAACAGTGGTTCTATCTGATTTTATTGCTTCTTTCATATAAAATATAATTACTTTTTCTAAATGTGCTTTGAAGGCATGAGCCTGCTCTCTAATCTCTGGAGCTGCATTGTCCCCAACCTCTACAATCTTATCCACACATCGTGCCGCTACTTCTTCTGGCGTAAATCCTCTATTGTTAGTAGTTTGTATGTCTACAATCGGCGTTTTTGGTAATTCCATCAACATTATTGTTTGTCCCTCATAACCATACCTGACCTGTAATAATCGCTAACCTCTTTTGCTTCGCCGTATAGTTTAAGCGATTGCACCGCTTCAGTAAACCTTTGTGCGTAATTCTGCATTACATCGGGCTCACCTTTCATAAACGTGTACGCCTCCATCAAACTGCCATACAACAAAGCATTAGGTGCATTTGTGCTCAACCATGTTTCACCAGAATCAGCTCCTGCGGTAATACTGTTTGGTCTGTAGTAATAATGCAACTCTACAGCAAAGCTGCTACTAGGAGTAGGTGCTACAATAAAGTTGTCGGTGTCGAACAAAGCATAAAAGCGTGGCGATCCTGTGGTAGAAGTATTAGGCGTAAATGTTTGTATAAAATTTACATCTTTGTAATCAAGGAATACTTTATTGCTACTGCCATCCGTAAAGCTTAAAGAAAACGGTGTAAGAAAATCGTTAGGACACGCTAAAAACTCATTACTTGAGGTAAACGCCGCTGTGGCGTTTTTTCTAAAAATACTGAGCTGCACATTTTTAAGTATGCGCTCCTCTGCAATCTTTATAAAATTAGATAGATTATTTGTAAAAGTAGTTTCCGTGTTTTCAGAATAATCCTGTATCGCAGTCTTTAATGTGGCAAAAGTAAAGCTCATGTTGTCACCGTGACCTCTCCGACAGACGCAAAAGCGCGTATAGCCACACCCCTATTTGGAAAACCACCGGGACCAACAGTAACTGTCTGGGGCTCTGTTCTGTCAGGTCTGGCATCTTTCAACCCAAGAGCATCAACGACAGTAGGAAAAGGCTCAAGTTGTGGCTGTTTTGCCTCAAACTCATCTTTACCAACTAGTGATCCATTCCATTCCTTGCGCATATCTTTATATCTATAACGAAAACCCGATCTATCTGATATGGCATAAGCGTGTTTACCTTGAGCAAATCGTGACATCAGGAGCTCCTAAAATACTGATACTGAGGAACTACATTAAAAGAAGCTCTGTCTCTGTCCTCAGTCATCGCTCTTTGAAACTCCTCTTCATACATAGCTTTTAACATTTGCGTTCTATTTGGCGCTCTCTTTATACTAATATAATAAGCCAATCCGGCAGCTAGACACGGAAAAAACCTGAAAGGCATATCCATTGTATTAATAAAAGTGTCCGCGTCGTCCATACGAGTAAGAGCATCAAATATAATAGTGTCTGTGCTGTTTTCTGGTGTGGGCCAAATCTTTAACACGGGGGTTATCTGTCTGTCTAAAAAGAACTGATTCGGTCGTCCTGTAGTACTTTTTGTAGGTATACCTAAATACGTAGACCGGCTAATTCTTTCCATAGAAAAGTCTGTGCTACTGCGTCGTACAACAACAGACAAAATATCAATCACATTTGTGTTAAGATTATACGTTGCTGTTCCGGAGGTAAGTGCTTGTGTAGTTTGTGTTATAGTCCACTGATTAAGGCCACGATTAGCCCATTCGGCCAACATTAAATTAAGAGAACGCTTTGCAGATTTAAGATCGTAACCTGTTCGAACCTCTAAACCACAACGCTCAAAAGCCTCTTCAATGTACTCCGCAACGTCGAGTTCAAAGTTTGTGCTGTCTGATACGGCCATTTACTCATCCTTGTTTGCGTACATATTATCAAAAATTTGGTTAACGTCCAACACATAATCTAAATCGGACTTTGAGTAATGTATATGTTGCGATGGTTTAAAGTCTGGAGGGCCCTCGCCAGTCTCAAACCATGCCGGATGAGTAACACGAACACGGTTGTTTGGCAAGGCTACAATATTACCGGTATAGTCCCCGGCATCTAATAACGTAAGAACATGACTTTGTTTATGCTGTGCAGGATCATCAGCTATCTCACTTTCGGTATAATCAACTGTAAAATGGTATTTAGCAGGGTAAAACTCACTACCTATTTTCGCCATCCATGGACAAGGCGTTGCTCTATCTAACGTATAAACAGCATGATGGTGCGAGGCACAATCCCAAGGCTGTGCTAAATATGTCTCCATGGGGTCCGGCCAACCCTCAAAGTCAAAATCACCAACAAGAGCTGTAATCGGCATACGAGCCCACATTGCGCCACCATGCACATTGGGCTCATCTTCATCATTCTCGCACCCTGTAAATATTACTTGAAAGGACAAACACCTATTTGGCATTGTCGTGACGGCAATAGCCATCGCGTGCAAAAACTCCCCATGATATTTCTCATGGTTATGTGTATACTCTCTTCGCACCCAACATTTAAAATGTGGGATGTTACTCTGTAAGTACGGCAAACTATCTGGGGCCTTTTGTCTTCTTTGTTACGTTAAAACCTTTACCCGCTAAAAACTTTTTAGCTTTAGCAACTGTCATTCCTGCCATCATTCCGGCACCTGCCCCCATGGCTGCTCCCGCCATTTGCGCAGGTCTGGTTGCCGGCTTGCGTGTTGCTTGAGGGGCGGTAACTTTCCCGCCCGGCTTGAACTTTTTCACTGCGCCGCCTTTTTTCATCATTCTTTTAACAGCACCGCCTTTACGCTTCATTGCATATGTTTTCTTTTTTCTCATAAGTTTCTCCTAAGTATACAAAGTTTTCTTACGCCTATCAGACATCACTGCCCCACAGCCCCGTGCAATAAATCTTTTTCCTTTACCTGCACCTTTAGCGACCCCACCAGTTTCAAAACTCTGGTCGATCTCTATTGTTGGATCTTCATCTTGAGGGTCAAAACCAAACATTTTATTATAAAGACCCGGAAATTCTTTAAATAAATCTGCTTTTGCTTCTTCATTGCC